GACGTGTAACCGCTGTGAGTAATGGCGGCAAAGCGACGGCTGAGGAAATCGCCAAGATGACGAGGTCAGAGCAGAGGGCATATTTAAAACGACATTACGGATAAAGGATAAAACCAATGTCAGCGACTACATCAAGCAGCTTAGCGGGGTTAATTCCTCACGAGCTAATGTCTGGCGTCTTGCAGCAAAGCATGGGCGATCAGGCAAACCTACTCGACATCTGCAACGTGCAACAAGGTTTTGTTGCTTATAAGTTTGCAGAACTGAACAACTTGGCAGCGGCTAGCGTTAGCGAAGGCGCAGCGCTAACGGCTTCGACTGTCACGCCGGAAAGCGTGCGCATCGTAGCCACTCCCCAAGAGTGCCCAGCTATAACTATCACAAACCTAGCAATGGAGACGCAAGAAGTTGACTGGATCAACTTGTCAGGCGCTTTAGGCAAAGCCCTTGGCGATCGTGCCAACGCTTTAGTTTGCGCAACCTTTAGCGACACGTTCGGCACGGATGGCGTTCGTGAGGTTGCAGCCAGCACCGACGGTGCGGGCAACCCTGCGGCAATGGATATTCAAACGCTAGAACTGGCGCTTGAAATTGCCGAAGGCAACAATAAGCTGAGCAAGTCTTATGGTACGCCTGGACAGCTTGCGTTTGTTTTGCATCCGGCGCAGGTGTCTGCGCTTCGTGCAGCGGTACGCGCTTCGTCGAACTATATCAGCCGGGAAGACATCTTGGCAACGTTCCCAGCGCTTAGCGGCAACGGTGTTGCGTTCGGTTATTACGGTGTGCCGGTTATTTCTTCCGCTGGCGTTGCAACTAGCGCGTTTGCTAATGCTGCAGGCGGTGGCACTGAATTGGAAACCGGCCAGCAGCTTGGTGCAGGCAACACGCGCAAAGGCGCTTTGGTTGCCATCGACAACTCAATCGGATTCGTGCTGCAGAAACCACCGAATATCCGCATGGAAGAGTCGTGCTTGATCGGCACGGGGGGGATGAACGCTGTGGCCGGAATGGTCGGCGAAGCTGCTCGTATTAGCCACCAGCTTGTCTGCGTGCAGTCGTCATAATGTCTGCTGACGCTTACATGGTCAGCGGTAGCGGCAGGCAAAGGCTTGTCGCTGCTGCTGACGTGGCAGAATATCAAGCAAACGGCTGGCAGATTTTGCGCCTTATCGAAGTTGAGAAGGCACAAGCAAAGCCTGCACCGAAGAAGCGGGCGCCAGCTAAAAAGAAAGCTAAGGCGAAAGATTGAGCATCGAAGGCAAGCACCTTACCGTCATGTCTCACGTTGTAACTTGGGCGTTGCTGCTCTGGTTTGCCAGTACAGCGAAGGCACAAGTCGACGGTGCGGTGCTTGCTGCTCAACGTCTGCCGGTTATCGAACAACGGCTAGACGATCACGGCCGACGCATTGAGCGTCTCGAAGCATTAGACGGCAAGCTGGACCGGCTTGCTGAGAATATGGCTGGCGTCATGGTGGAGCTGAAGCGTCGATGATTCAAACCATACACAAAAGCACAGGCGGCAACGTTAGGCATGTTTGCAGCTTTGGTCGTCCTAACTCAGCGACCTTTAGTTGGCGGCTGTACGAAGAAGGCGGCGACCTTGTTACTAGTCAAGACAACGTTGTCGGCTCAATGCCTGACACGACAGCGCACAACAGCGCCGCTAAGCGTGGTGATCGAGTTATACGCACGGTCGATAGCCTAGCAGGCGGCTGGCGTAACTTGATGGTGCAACCGCAAAGCCTAGGCACCATGGAAAGTTTACGCAGCTTTTCGTTGCCGTTCCAAGTAGGCGACAGCAACACCGACGCAGTGTTGTATGATCCTTTGCCGATCGACATTGCGAGCGGCGATCGCATCGTTGTAAACGAGGTGGTCGTCAATCTAGCATCAGGCACGACTAGCGTGCTCGATGCTGGCATTTATTTATTCGAGGTTATCGCTAACGACGAGGCAGGCGACGAGCATCGAGAAGTCACGCGCATTGCGATCACGTCAGCGAACCTTGTGCAACCTGCAGACTATGCCAGCCTGACGCGCAGATATCCTGCGCTGCTCGATCAAGGGCGTCCCGAAGATCCTGACTTTAGCGTTAGCCTAGACACAGCGCTAACGCTTGTTATCGAGTCAATGGAGCGAATAGGCTTTGGCTGGTACAACCTGCGTTCGTGGGACCAGTTAGAGCCGGCGATCGCAGCTCGCTGCGCTGCTCAAGAGTTTGGGTCGATGGGTCCTGACTTTGTCGACCTAGCCGAAGAGGCGCACAATCAAGCGAACAGCTTTTTGCGTGACACCGTCGACCGCTTCGCTTGGGTGGACACCGACGCAAACGGCACGCCGTCAGGCGATACCAAGAGCGAGCATGCAAAGGTTTTTATTGACCGATGAGCTGGCCTAGCGATCCCATACGAACATTGATTGCGTCGACAGTGGCAGGCACCACGCTAACCGGTACGCCTGCGCTCATTGAGTGGGACCGCATCGAAGATTTAGGGCGCCAGGCTTGGCGCCGCTTTTCGGTTTTGACTACAAGCGGCAACCTGCAGCGCTTAGCCGATGCGCCGGCAATCGGTGCTGGCGGTATCGTTTACATTGACCGCACCTATCTGGTCGAAATCTTTTATGAGCGTGGGCGCTATCAGCGCAGCATAGGCAAAGATTCGGACGCAATGACCGATGATGCAGAGCGGATTATGGGCGCTCTGTTGCGTATGGATTACGATTACACAAACACCGGGCTGCTTAGCCTAAAACCTGCACCGTGGCGCATTACCCAATTGCCAACGGCTGCTTACTCTGTAGAAATAGAATTAGCCGCACGCGTGCGGAGGGAGTTATAAAAATGACACTGAAGCGAATTAACCGCGTGCAGATCGGCAAGATTGACGCAGTCGTGGGTTCGACGGCTTGGGATTTATCGGAAGCCTACGCGCCTGCTGATATGGTCGGCAATCAATATACCGATTTAGAAATTACCAGCGCGACGACAATGGAATTTACGCGCGAGCAGATTGCCATTACCGGTCAGCGTGGTGACGGCGAGACGCCGGCAGGTGTCAGCGGCAACAAAGACGCTAGCCCGTCGCTTGCGTTCTATATGCGGGGGCTTGATCTTAGCGGCGGCGCTGCTAACGCTGTCAACGCATCTACGGCTGCGCCCCAATACGATATGCTGATCGAGCAAGCTACCGGCGGCACTAAGCGAAACATACAAGGCGAAGACGTTATTGCAGGCTCTACGCGCTGGGTTTTGCAGTTTGGCGTTGGGCGTGTCGGCATTGTTGGTTATGCTATCGGCGACGTTGTCGGCTGGGTAAATCCTACATCAGGAAAAATGGAAACTGCACCAGTTGTTGCGATTGAGGCAGACGGTGCCGACACAATCAGACTGGCAGGCGACAGCGCTGTAAATATGACCGGCGGATTTAGCACAGCACCGCAAAATGGCGACGACATTTACGGGATGCGCACCTATCCGATTGACCAGACTGCAGGCGAGCGTGCGCACATTACGGTGCACGGCAGGCTAGCAGATGCAGGTATTGATCGCTTGTTTCAAGGCTGCATGGGCTCGGTTGCGTTTAGCGACGCTGACGGCTTGCTTTTGGCGACCTATTCAGCACAAGCACAAACATGGACGGCAGACCAAAATGCAGCAGGGGCGCCAACGTTTGGCACATTTACTGCGCCTAATCTGGGTCCGGTTTCAACCCGTGGCGCTCGTGTGCTTATCTGCGCTGACGATTGTTGGGGCGTCGATGGCTCTGGCAACTTTACGCCTGGCGCTACAACAGGCGTTGCCGTAGCCACTGCGATCAGCGCAGGCTTTGACACGGCAACTGACGTGCAGCCACGCACGGCAGCGACCGGCACCAATGGGCGGCAAGGTTTTGTTGCTGTGCAGAACAACTGCACGACCGAAATGCGTCTTTACCATGACGGAACAACTGCCGAACTGTTGGCTAGCGGCTCGCAAACCTTTGGCGACGGTGCAGCTTTGTCGTTTCAGAATAATCAAGTCTTTGCTGTGCTTATGCAGTTTGGCGATACGCCAGGCAATACGGTTGTGATCGAGATTCCAGCAGCTCAATGCAATACAACGATTGGCGAAGAAGGCGGTCTGGCTACGCTTGAAATGAGCGGGCGAGGTTACCGACCAACGCACGGCACAGCAACGGCGCGCATTCACCTGTTATGAGCGAAGCGCTAGACAACATCACGCCAGAGACAGCCGACGAGTTAACCGACTGGCTTGAACTAGAAAGCGGCAAGCGTGCGCGCTTGGCGTTTATTCCTGCCGGTCGCTGGTCGTCGATCTTAGGGCGCGATACGTCGCTGCGCAAAGGTTTAGCTGCGATTGAAAGCAGGCTAGAAGATGGCACCAGCGAAGACCCTGTTGCTGACGCTGCAAAGCTTGGCAAGTTTAAAGAGGGTATTTTGCAAGTTGCTGGTGAGGTTGTCGGTTTCAGTCTTCGAGAAATCGAAGGTCGCGAGCCGTTACGGTTAGAGGGCGATGCGTTGCACGCTGACGATCTGGAGGCGCTCGCGCTTGAGGGTATTTTCTGGGAAGCTTACAGCGCAATCGTGCAAGCGCACCTAGTAGACGCCGATCAAGCGCGAGCACTATTTCGCAGCGGGCTGGGCTAGCCAGTACGACGTTTTTAACTGCGCCAATTGCCCAGAGCAGGCGCGACAACTGAAAGGCTGCACCTTGCCAGGGTTTGAAGCAAAGCAACCTGCACCGCCTTTGACGATCGGCGGCAAACCTTGGACGGGCTGCCCTGGGTCGTTGTCGCAGCGCTTGGCAGTGTCACAGGCGCGTCGCTGGGCTTGGCATACCGAAGGGCGCTTTGGTGCCTCGATTGCTACGGCAAACCCTATTTTGCTCGATCGTGTCGAAGCGTATGTAAGCGGTCAGATGGCGGCACGAGCTGCGCAGCATCGGCAAGAGATGGAAAGGCTAAGCCATGGCAGATGATACACTACGCTTAGGCATTGAGGCAGACGCCAGCGGTGTTGATCGTGGCGTTAAGCAAGCTAAAGACTCGCTTAGTGATTTAGGCGACAGCGTCGACCGTGAATCCAAAAACCTCAATCGCTACGGCGAAAAGCTAGGCAAAGCGTTTGGACCAGGCGAGGGCTTGCACGGACGGCTTACAGAATTAGAAACGCCGCTACGCGACTCTGAGGGCGCATTCGCGCGTGCGCAGATGGCGGTCATAGAGTTTGGCAATGAGGGCGCCACTGCTGCGGATAAGATCGGCGCAGGCTTTTTGCTTGCTGGTGATTCTATTGCGGCGTTTGCGTCTGGTGGCGTGGTAGGCATTGCGATTGCTGCAGGTGTTGCTGGGCTGTCGATGCTCGTGCAAACAATGAACGAAGAAGCAGAGGCAGCAAAAGAGGCCGAAGAGGCACAAAAGAAACATGCCGAAGAGTTGAAAAACCTTTCAAAATCTGCCGCTACAGCGAACGCCTCAATTGCGCTGCTTAATGCTAAGCAGCGCAAAGACGAAAAAATTGCGCGCGCTCGGGCATTAGAACAAGAGATTATTGATCTAAAAGAGCAAGGCGCACGGATGATCGATCAGCGCAATGCGCTACTTGATCGGTTAGAAAAGACAACAGATGTTAAAGCTTTAGAGCGTGGCAAAGCTGCTGCAAAGGCGCAGCGCCTAGAAATTGAAAAGCTTGAAAAGCACGGCGCAGATTTAATTGCAGAGTTTAACAAAATTCAAAACGGCATTTTAGAAGCGCAAAAAGACGTTGTGCGCGAAACGGAAAAAAACCAGGAAAGCGTTATCACCGCTTTAGTCGACTTTTTGAATACTGCTGACAAAACAACGACGACAGCAGTTGAGAAGGAGACAGAAAAGCGCGTCAAGGCTGTGCGCAATTTTCGCGACGTTATGGCGGACTTTGCGAAAGATGAAAAAGAACGCACATTGGCGCAGCAAGAACTTAGAAAAGAGGACGAGCGCTTCGAAGAGCGTAGAAAAAAACGGCAGCAAGATGCGCGCAAGCGCTTTAGAGAGCAGCAACAACAAAATGCGCAAGAAATTGCTGAGATACTTGACCGTAAAGAAGCATTAGTAAAAGCCGATAAAGAAGAAGCTGAAGCGGCGCAACAAGCTGCAGATAAAAGGTTTCAGGCTTTCCAAAAAAGTTATTCGTCGCAAATAAAAGTTGGCGATCAATTAATTAACGCGCTTTTCGAGCAAGCAAAAGCCGGAGAAATAAGCGCCGAAAAATTGCTTGCAACAGTTATTGAAACAACCGGACAAGAGCTAGTTACAAAAGGTAAAGGTTTTGTCCTTACCGGTATAGCGCAATTAGCAGCAACCGCTGGCGTGCAAGGTGGTCCAACAGTTGCGGCAGGCTCTGCAATGATCGCTGCAGGAATTGGCATGGGCGCAGCTAGCGGCAGCATAAGCAGGGCAGCAGACGCAACGCCGGCAAGAAGCAGCACGCCGACCGATACCAGGCAAAGCCGTGCAGCATCGACAGCAGGCAGCAGCGAAGGCGGCACGACTGTTATCAACTTTAATGGCGACGCTTACGATCGCCGTGGCGTTAGTAACGTTTTGAACAGCGGTTTAAAGATGGCGAGGCATCGCCGAGTGATGGGGGCGTAAATGGCTATTGCAGCAAGCCCGGCAATCTTTCGAGTTTTAGAGACGCTTGGAAACGTGCGTTTTGAGTATGACGTTGGCGGTGGCGCTGTGCAG